ATGATTAAATCAATCAACTATCCTGTGAAAGATTTAGTGGTCATAGACAATGGCGCTAAAGGATATAACTGGACACCTTTCTGGAATCAATGGATTGCCAAAATTCATCACATAAAACTTCCTTCAAATCTTGGTGTTCCTGGTTCTTGGAATCTAGGAATCAAAGTTTTACCAAATCCTGATTGGTGGCTTATCACAAATTTTGATGTTGAATGGGGCGGAGATGCCTTAAAAATATTTCAAGAAATATCAAGAAAAGACAAACTTGTTTTATCTAATGGTGCGCCAGCGTGGTGCGCTTTTACTCTTGGTTGGGAAGTCGTTGAAAAGGTAGGTTTGTTTGATGAATCTTTCGTGCCAGCATATTTTGAGGATAACGACTATGAGAGACGTTGTGAATATCACGGCATAGAAATTGTTAATTCTTTTATTCCAGTAGCTCACGATAATTCATCAACATTAAAAGCAGGATTTCAGCAAGATAACGATTTGAGTTTCTCAGCCAATGCACAATATATGAATCACAAAATTCAAACAAAAGATTTTAGTGAGGGTCGCTGGTCTATTAGGAGAAGGCGTAAATATGGGTGGGATTGAACACACCTTAAATTCAGATTGGCAAGAAAATACACAAAATAAAGAATATTTAGATTTATGTGTTCAAAGACTTAATGAACCTATTTTGACTTGGGTAAATCAAATAGCAAATAGATTACCTGAAAACAATATAGTTTTGAATGACATAGGTTGTAATGTGGGTCATTTTTATAGGGGAATACAAAGCAAAAACATAACCTATAGAGGTTATGATGTGTCAAAAACATATCTTGATATTGCTAAGAAAAACTTTGGTGAATATTTTTACGAATTAGATATAACAAAGCAAATACCAGAAACAGCAAACATTACTATTATTTCAGCAACTCTTGAACATTTAGAAAACTATAAAGAAGCATTGAAAAACATATTTATTTCAACAACAAATAAAGTCATCATAAGAACATTCGTTGGCTATAAAAGTAAAATAAATTACAAATTAAAACCTCAATCAAAAGAACCTTATGTGATACACCAGTTCACAAAAAAACAGTTAAACCCACACAAAATACCTTTAACAGTTATCAAAGATGAAGCAACTAAATCTAAAAGATACAAAATGGATGATATTAAAAGACGTATGAAAATATTAGAATTTGACTTAAATTATGAATCATAACTTAACAATTAAAGAACTACAAAATAACCATAAAAATAAAGACATTTATGTCTTAGGCTCAGGAGCAACATTAAATTATATAGACTCAAACTTTTTTAAGAACAAAATCACAATCTGTGTCAATGAAGTAGGTCAAGTTTATTTACCTAAAACGAAATATGTTCTATCAAAGCATCACCCAGAAGCCTTCAGGCACGCTCAGGAAATGCCTAAAACAAAAGTTATTGTAAGTTTTGGGGATTGTGGGAGTCAGTACGCGCAAACATTACCTAATTTGCCTAACCTTTACGCTTTTCATCACAAACTAAATATGTGTGAAAATGCTAACGTTGAAAGAGACTGGCCAACTCAAGAAGCAGGTTTGTATGTTTCTTGGTCAAGCATTACTTCAGCAATGCACTTCGCAGCTTATTTAGGTGCAAAAAATATTATTCTTGTGGGTCACGATTGTGGTGAACTTAATGGTCAAACTTGGGTAAATGATTATGGTTATCAAATAAACGCATCTGAAGCCTATGAAGCGAAACAAAGAAACTATGCTTTTGAAAAGCAATCAATAAGTGTTAAAGAAAAATTGCAAAAACTATATAACTGCAATATTTATAGCCTGAACCCTTTTATCAACTACAACCTTGAGGGAATAACTTACAGAGGCAAAAATGCAATCAACTAAAAACAAGTCAGGTCTCAATGTTCTGGGATTCTAAAGAAATCGCAACTGAGCACCAGTTCAATGAATTTTTACAGGATTTAATGAATGATGAAAAAGTAGAATCTGAAAAAACTGAAAGAGAAAACTTTTTAGACCCAGCAGAATTTAATGACTTATTTTTCTTATACAAAAACACTAGAGAATCTTATGCTGTCTCAGTTTTAGAGTTCGGCTCAGGATATTCAACTCTTGTTTTTGCCATAGCCTTATATCAAAATTATTTAGAATTTGGTGAAGAATACTTAAAGAAATGTGTTCATCCAAATGCTTTTGAATTATTAACAGTTGATGGTTCAGAATACTTTTTGAATAAAAGTATTAAACGGATACCTGAAAAAATACAAAGATTTGTTAAAGGTCATTTTTCTGAAGTTGAATTATTTGAATTTAATGGTGCTGGTGGTCAAATAGCAAATAGGTGGTTTGATTTACCTAATTTCACTCCTGATTTGATTTATATTGATGGGCCTGACCCTGAGCAAATAAAAACAAAAATAAGCGGCTATCAGAGCCAAAATTTTTCTTTGCCAATGTCAGCAGACATATTGCAGAGAGAATTTTTTTTGTGGAACGGCACACAAATAATTATGGATGGTCGAGGTGCTAACGCGGAGTTTTTGAGATTGAATCTTAAAAGAGATTGGCATTATTCAAAGGACTCCTATAACGATAGACATATTTTTAGGTTAAATTCTGAACCTTGGGGATATTTCGCTCATCACCACTCTGCTTTCAAAAGAGAAAAAACTGAACAAAAATTACCTTGGCTTGACAGCAGAAATGCGTATTTGAAACAAGTTCTCAGAGATGAGATATAAAACCCTAGCGGTTGCGTAATAGTCTAAACTGATGCATAGGACTTAGGAGTTATTTTGGCTATAACAAACGGCTACGCCTCACTCAACGAAGTGAAAGCAGCCCTACGAATTACAGATGCGGTTGATGACTCATTGCTGGAAATGGCAGTTGAATCTGCATCCAGACTTATTGATGGTTATGCTGCAAGAATTTTTTATTCAGCAGGAACAGCGACCCGCTATTACGTAGCTCAAGACGATTTTGTTGTTGAAGTAGATGACCTTGCGAATGGCACAGTCACAATCACAACAGCGCAAGATGCTGATGGCGTTTTTGATACTGTTTGGGGAACTGACGATTATCAACTTGAACCTTTGAATGGTGTTCTTGATGGAATGGCTTGGCCTTACACAACAATCAGAGCCGTTGGTGATTACTTGTGGCCTATTTCAGGTGGAGAAGCGTTAATTAAAGTTCAAGGAACATTTGGTTGGCCTTCAGTACCTATTGCAATCAAACAGGCTTGCATCATTCAATCATCAAGAATTTTCAAACGTTTAGACAGTCCTCTAGGTGTTGCAGGTTTTGGAGACCTTGGAGCAATCCGTGTTTCTTCACAACTTGACCCAGATGTTGCCCAACTTGTTATGCCTTACAAACGAATGAGAAACTTTATTTAATGGCATCCATTACAAATATTCGTACTGGGCTGGCAACACGTTTAGCAACCATTAGTGGTTTGCGAACAGCAGCAACAATGCCAGATTTGCCAAACCCACCTATTGCAATCGTCATCCCAGATAACGTCAGATTTGATGACACATTTCATAGAGGTATGGATACTTTAACTTTCAGAATCTTTCTTGTGGTTGGTAGAGCTGATGAAAGAATGGCTCAGAACTCTTTAGATGGTTATTGTGCTACTACTGGCTCAACAAGCATCAAGGCTGCTATTGAGGGTGATAAAACTCTTGGTGGTAATGCTTTTGATTGTCGCGTAACAGATATGCGCAGTTATGGTTCGGTGTTGATTAGTGAGACGAATTATTTGTCTTGCGAGTTCGTAGTAATCGTTTACGCCTAAACCTGAAGTAATATAGAGGCAACAGGCTTTCGTCTGTTACGCGTAACAAACTAGACAAAGGAAGTAAAATGGCAAAATTTGCTGCAACAGACTACTATGTCACGATTAACGGAGCAGATTTTTCTACAAATCTGAACTCTGTTGAATTGTCACAAGAGGCTGATGATTTAGAAACCACAGCTTTTGGTTCTTCTTGGAGAACCAGAATTGGTGGCTTGAAACAAGCATCATTAACACTTAACTTTATGCAAGATTTTGCAGCAGGTTCAGTTGATGCAACATTAAATCCCCTACTTGGAAGTATCGCGACAGTAACGATAAAACCAACTAGTGGTACTGTAAGTGCAACAAACCCAACTTACACAATGACTGCATTAGTAACTCAATACAGTCCATTCGCCAGTTCCGTAGGAGATATTTCTACGCTAAGTGTCTCCTGGCCTGTAAGTGGTTCAGTAGTTCGCGGAACTGTTTAATTAGGAGTTAAAAGTGATAAACCTGCGCATCACAGATAAAGAAAACGTTTCAAGAGAAATTGAAACAGAGTGGGCTGACTTAGTAGCCTTTGAAAATAATTTTGATATGCCATTTCAAAGAATATTTGGTGATGGTAAAGAAATCAGAATCCAATACACAACTTGGTTAGCACACCAATACGAAAAACGCACAAACAAAACTGATAAAAACTTTGAGGAGTGGCTACAAAACGTACGCATTGTTACATTTGTTGGCATTGCTGATGTACCCCCTTTAGAGACGACCCAGAGTCAGGCAAAGTAAGCGCTACTTGGTCTATTGTTTCGTTGGCTGTTGAAACAGGTATTGCTCCCCATTTGCTTTTGAAGGAAAATCCTAGGACAATAGCAACTATGCAACGCTATTTGCGCTGGCGTTCCTATCAAATCAATAGAAAGACTTAAATGGCGCGTGTAACTGGTGGAATCCAAAAAACTGGTGTCAGTTATGGTGATAACACAGCAAACATTCAGCTTGATGGTTTAGTAGAACTTTTGCAGGACTTAAAAGATTATGAAGCTGTGCATCTTAAAAAAGAACTTGTTAAAGAAGCAGGTAATGTTGCTACTCCTTTAATTCAAGATATTGCGCGTGCTTACCCAACTAATCCTCTTTCTGGTTGGGGTGGTCGTAGAACACCAACAGCAACAACTGGTGAGAAAACTCAGCAATGGCGTAAAGGTGGTCGTCTTGAATGGGATAACGCAAAAATGGTTGCAGGTTTAGGTAAACGTGTTGGGTTGCGCAGAATCAAAGGTGGAAAATTTGGAAATATTGGTGTTGGGATTAGTGTTCAATCAAGTTTCTTAACAATTTTTCAACGCAATGGTGCGGCATCAGTTTTTGAATTTGCTGGCGGTAAAAACCCAGATAGTAATTTGGCTAAAGGGATTCAAAACAAATTTGGCTCTTTGCCAAGAAAGCCTTTATGGAGAACAATAGATGCGAACCTCAGTAAAATTGAAGCAGCAATAAGAACAGCAGTTTCTAAAACTGAGGAAAACTTTAACAATTTGAAAACCTCTAACAAGAAGGGTCTTGGCTAAATGTCAGTATTTGCCAATATTGTTTCAACATTTGACCCACGTGGTTTGAATAATGCTCGTAAATCTTTTGCTGGTTTAGCATCTGATTCATTATCAGCCAGCCGTAAATCACAACTTGCTATGAAACTTGTTGGCGGTGCTGCTGCTACTGCTGGTGCTGCTGTTGGTGCTTTCGCAATAAAACTTGGTGTTGATGGTGTTCGTGCCGCCATTGAGGATGAGAAATCGGTAAGTAAATTAGCCAACACTCTTAAAAACCTTGGTATCAGTTATCAGCAAACCAATATTGAGGATTTCATAACGAAGATGCAATTTGCTGCTGGTGTGGCTGATTCTGCTTTGAGACCAGCAATGAATCAACTTTTGCTTGCGACTAATAATGTTACGCAATCTCAAAGAATGCTTCAACTTGCGTTAGATATAAGTTCATCAACAGGTAGAGATTTAGAATCCGTAACTGTTGCCTTATCAAAAGCAGCAATGGGTAATTTCACAGCCCTCACACGACTTGGTGTTCCTCTTGATAAAACAATTATCAAAAACAAAGATTTAGAATCAGCTCTTAATGCTTTAGAAAACCAGTTTCAGGGTGCTTCTGCTGCTGTTGCTGATACTTATGCAGGAAAAATTGCAATTCTTACACAAAAAGTTGATGAAGCTAAAGAAGCCATTGGTTATGACCTTATTACTGCTCTTGAACTTGCCTTTAGGTGCAGCGATTCCTCTTATTGGCAGACTTTTTGGTTTAGTTGCTGATAAAGGTGACGAATTAAAAACTACAACTGAACAAAATGCTTTAACAACACAATTGGCTGGGGACAGATATTTAGCTTACGCAAAATCTATTGGTTTTGTGACCGAAAAAGTTGTTAATTTAACAGATACAACTGAGAAATCAACTAAAGCCACTAAAAACACAGATAAGGCTCTGAAGTCTTTCAATGATGCTGCTATAAAAGCCGCTCAAGATGGTGTGAACAAACTTGAAGAATCTTTAAGAAATGCACAAAATGCTCTTGATGATGTTCAAGGCAAATTTGATGATTTCAAATCCACACTTGTTGATGGCATAACAGGTGTAATTGATTTCAATAGTGCTGTTGAGGAAGGTGATTTCCTTGGAGGTTTAGTTAAACAAGCCAATAATGCTAAGGAATTTGCTAATAAAGTTAAAACTCTTATACAACTTGGTTTAAGTGAACGTTCACTTCGTGAAGTAATGCGAGCAGGTTATGAATCAGGAACTCTTATTGCTGACCAAATCATTGCAGGTGGAGTTTCTGTTGTTCAACAAGTAAATGAACTTGTTGGCGCTGTTGATGAATTAGCAAATGTTGTTGGTCAAACTGGAGCTGAAACTTTTTATGCTGCTGGTATTGCTCAAGGTCAAGCAATGGTTAAAGGTATTCAAGATGCTCTTGACCAAGCAAAACTTAATCTGTCAGCATTGAAAGGTGAAGCAACAACTGGTGGAATGTCCACAGCAAACGAAATTAAA